ACTACATAAATGGAGACTATAGTGGTAATACGTTTTTTAAATACAATGAATACAATAGTAACATTGATGGAGTCTATTCAATAGACGGTAATTCAAAGAAGGTTATTGATTTAATAGGTACATTTAGTCCAGCAATCTTAGACCAATTTGAGGAAATATTTTTACAATTTGCAACGGAAAAATTAAATGAGGAAATACCGTATAAGAAATTTTCAAAAGTAAAATACGATAACTTCCAAGATTTATTAAAAGGACTCCTTTCAGTTAAAAAAGAAACGTCAGATGAAGGTAAAACGTTTGAGGAAATTGTAAGTCTTATTAAAGATAGACAAGCTCAAAACAAAATTAAGGTGACGGATGAAATAGTAGATTATAGTAATCTATTAGAAATAAAATTAGGTAATCCAAAAGAACTTGACCCATATATAATTGAAGGATTTGTTAATATTTCAGGTAATTCTTTAAAATATGACAAATATAATTCATCACAATCTGGAAATGTAAAATACATCGAACTTTATGTTGGTGAGGATGTTAGTGGTTATTATTTGGATTTCTTTGTAAAAAATAACATCGAGTTATCTGAAGAAAATGTTCTTAGGTTTAGACCGTTGATACTAATTTATGCGGGATATAGACAAGCGGGTGGAGCTGACGTAAAGAAAACATTCCAAGATTATATTAGTACGACCATATTAAATGGATTACCATTTACGTTCGTACCAGGAACTGGAACAATACCTTTTGCGTATCCAACAACACCTGGAGCTAACCCAAGGTACCAACTATTCATTAGTCTGTTAATTGCTAAATTCGGACAATTAAAGAATAAAGAACAAACTAGATCAATTGATTTCATTGATGGTTATAATAATAGAAATTTAAAAATTGAAATATATAATTTTTTCAAATCATTTAATGATAAGTGGTCCTCTGGTAATTCTATAGGTCAAAGATTATTAATGGAAGAATTTTTATTCTTAGATAAGGCAAATAAAGACATTGGAGACAAGGCATATTTGAATTTAGACAGATTTGTATCAATCATAAATCCAAAAAATGATAAAGGAAGTCTTTACAGTGCGATATCAATGTTAATACAAGGTAGTGGTTTCGATATGAGAACATTACCGGCGTATGTTAATTTTTATGGTAATGGATTAACAACTAGAAGTAAAATTACCCCATCACATAAAGTTGCGAATAATTTATTTGGAACATTCTTAGAGGTAGATTATCAAGAATCATCACCTAAAACAGTTATTCAATTTGCGGGACCGTCATCTAAACGTCCTTCAGATATGAGTAAAAATTATAGATTTAGTGATGACAGTTTTAACATATCAGATGTTAACAATAACCCACTTATTGTAACATTACCTAAAATTTTTGATACTGAAAACTTATCAAAATCAAACAAGGTGGTGGCTTTTGAAGTTAGTTTTGGTGACCAAAATCAAAGTATGTTTAAAGGTGTATCGTTAGACCAATCGACGATTAAAAATACTTCTGAATCTTTCGTTGTGTTAGAGAATTTAGCGAGATCTGAATCAGGGGCGGGAACGTATAATGTTGACATTGGTTTATTTGATTACTATAGACAAGCATCATATAGTTGTGAGGTTACTTGTATGGGTAATGTAATGATACAACCAACAATGTTCTTTTATTTAAAAAACATTCCAATGTTCCGTGGGTCGTATTGGATTACCGAAGTTAGTCATACTATTAGAAATAATTCAATATCAACAACCTTTAAAGGAAGTAGAATACCGCAGGCTAGTTTACCTGACCCCGAAGATTCATTCGTATCAAGTTATAAGTCGTTATTCGATAAGTTGTTAACGAAAGCTAAAACCACAACTGAAGCTCTAGCATCGGGAAAAGTGAACACTGAAAAAACACTATCTATTCCAGGAAAGGGAGATTTCACTATTGATATGGGTACAGTTAAGATATCTGGGGAAGAACAATTAAATGAGGTAGGTATTTCACCATTTGGTATTCCATATAATGGATTTAACGGTGAAAAATACATTCAAAAAGTTAGATATAAAGGTGAAGATTGGTATAGAGCGGTAGTGGTGAGAATGGGTTCTGAAGCATATCCAATTGCAGACGACACACATATGTCAATTGTTAGTAGATTTAAAAACCAAGTTGTTACAGATAAAGACGGTAATGGTGGATTATCTTGGGGTGAACTTAAGAAATATTCAAAGATTCAAAATTTCTACTCAACTAAATTTATATTACAAAGTAATATAACACCAGACCATATTGGAACAGGATCAACTAGATTCTTAAATCCAGATAATGGTACTGATAAGACAATCGCCCCATTATATTCATTAAACCGAACATTAACAAATGTACCGTTTATGGCGGAAGGTCCCGTTAATATTGGACCAAATGTGAATGGATATGGAATTGCACTTTCGGAATCACTTATGAAGTTACTAGATACTCACGAAGGTAGAGTTATCTATTTTATGATTAAATAAGAATATTAACAATAACGGGATATTTATATGTATATCTTTAAAAAATATGGAAAATAATAAAATGAACGACAGTATTAATCAATTCTTAAGTCCAAAACAAGTTAGAAAAGTATCTAACGATGGAATGGAAAGAGAAGAATGTGATATGTTAACAGGAGAGTGTTATACTATCAGAGAAAAAGACGGTATAGTTGAAAGAATAAATAAAAAATACATTACCAACGACGGTAGACAATTATTACAAGATTAAAACTATGTTAGAGAAAAAATTACACGAAGAGTTGATGCGTTATAAACAAATCAACAAATACGGATCTAAGATGATTATGGAACAAGAAGTTCCTGAACCACCAGTAGACCCCGCAGCAGATCCTGCAGAACCTGTTGACCCAGCAGCACCTGTTGACGACGCAGCAACACCAATGGACGCACCTACAGAAGTACCTGCCGATGATTCAACTGAGGAAATCGATATTACTGATTTAGTTAATATGACTAAGAGTATTAAAAACAATATCGACGATAATAAAGCTGACCACGTATCTGTTTTAAACAAAATGGATGATGTATTCAGTAAGTTAACCGACCTTGAAGCTAAATTAGGTGAAATGGACCAAGTGGTTGCTAAAATTGACCAATTAGGTGCTCAAGTACAACAAATGAAACCAGAAACCCCTCAAGAGAAACTTGAAATGCGTTCTTTGGATTCATATCCATTTAATCAGAGACCAAATGAGTTCTTTAACCAAAAACAAGGTGAAATGAGAGCATCGGGTAAAAATGAATATGTTTTAACAAAACAAGATGTTCAAGACTATTCACCAGATACCATAAAAACATCTTTTAACCCAGACCAAGAAGAAAATGAATTTAAGTTCTAATGTAAATTTTTTATTAAGTTTACAAACACAAATGAAAATTAACCATTGGCAAACTAAAGGGTTTGCTAGACATAATGCGTTTGGTGGATTTTACGATTCATTAAGTGATTTAATTGACACGTTTGTTGAGTCTGCAATGGGAAAATATGGTAGATTTACATTGGACGAAGAAACAAAAACAATACAATTAAGTAATCTTTCAGAATTAGATATGAAAGGATTGGTTAATACAGTTAGAGAATCTTTTGTACAAATGTCAGAACAATTAGACCCATCAGATACTGATTTATTAAACATCCGTGACGAAATGTTAGGAGAATTAAATAAATTGAGTTATCTATTAACTTTAGAATAAAAATATTAAAATAAAATGATATCAGGCTCATTCGCACAAACGGGTTCAACACAAACAAGAACTACTTTATCTCACATAAATAACTTAGTAACTGGTGCAACCGCACAAGGGCTTTATAGAATATTCGTTCAAAATGAATTTATGGACGAAAGTATGGCATCTGAACTAAGAGAAGTGTATGGGTATAATGTTAATACTCGTAATTCATTTATGGGAACCAATCTTGATTATTTAATTAGTTGGGAACCAACACCAGTAGTGACACCTGAATCTTCAGGTACTATCGTATTTAACGGTTTAGATCCGGATAGTGGTGGATCATATGTTGCAGCGCCAAATGCTACTATAACAACTTGGTTACCTGCTAACGCCGACTTTACTGTTGAATGGTTCCAATACCAAACATTAGGTGGAGGTCACCCAAGAGTATTCTCAATCGGTCCAGATACTACAGCAAAATATGGAGTTAGTATTGAGGCTAACAAAATATACACTTGGCCAGGAGGAAATAACTATGCAATTGGAAAAACATATGTAAACACTTGGATACACGTCGCATTAGTTAGAGAAAGCGGGATGACTAGATGTTATATCGATGGAACACAAGTAGGCACCTCACAATCAAATGCGGTGACCATTACAGGATCAACATATGACTTCTATATTGGTTCTGATGGTATTAGTGATGGAGACGGATTTCAAGGTAAAATCACAAACTTCCGTTGGACAAACTCAGTTGTTTACACTGGTTCAACATTCACACCAATTTCAGCACCTTTAGAGATTTTAGAACAAACTAAGTTATTATTACTTGGAGGTTCTGAAGATAACCCAGTGGTTGATTCAACAGGTATTAACGTATTAGATTATGCGGACATAACCTGGAGTTCCGACACACCATTCGTGTAACTTAGAAACTTTTTAAAAAAACTTTAAGCCGGATTTCGTAATTCGGCTTTTTTTATCTATATTTTACCTATAACAGTTTATAACTTAAATTAACAATTATGTCAACATTTGATGCAGTACTAGCACAGTACGAGAAAAACAAGAACGCCACAAGTGGCAACGCAAACAGAGTATCCCAAGAGGATAGAATGAAGAAGTACTTCACAACAGTACTTCCTAAAGGTTCAAAAGGTGAAGAGAGAAGAATTCGTATTCTTCCTACACCAGACGGTTCATCTCCATTTAAAGAGGTGTATTTCCACGAAGTTCAAGTGGATGGAAAATGGGTTAAATTATATGACCCTAAACAAGAAGGTAAACGTTCCCCATTAAATGAGGTTCACGAAGGATTAATGATGACAGGTGTTGAGTCAGACAGAGAATTGGCTCGTCAATACCGTTCACGTAAATTCTACATCGTAAAAGTTATCGACCGTGACCACGAACAAGACGGTCCAAAATTCTGGAGATTTAAACACAACGCTAAAGGTGATGGTGTTTTAGACAAAATCTTCCCAATTTTCAAAAACAAAGGTGACGTTACCGATACCGTAAAAGGACGTGATTTAATCATTTCTTTGACTTTAACTAAGTCAGGTACAGGTAAAGAGTACACTTCCATTAATTCAGTTATCCCTGAAGACGCGGGTCCTTTACACGAAGATGAAAATGTGGCAAAAACTTGGTTAGAAGACGAGTTGACTTGGTCAGACGTTTATTCTAAGAAAGGTGAAGACTACTTAGAAATGGTTGCTAAAGGTGAAATTCCACGTTGGGATAACGAAACAAAAAAATGGGTTTCAAACTCTTCAAACGAAGAAACTATCGGTACACAAAAAGTATCAACACCAGTGGTAGACCCACAGGATGATGCTGAAGTAGACGAAGATTTACCATTCTAATTTATTCACAGGGGTGGTGAAATATCCACCCCATTTTAAAAAACAACTCTATGGCAGGTATTAAGAAAAACGACTTTTCCTCTATTAAGAAGAAATTCTCAAAAGAGGC